ACTCCTAATTCTCATGCGGCGACCAGAACCGCCTGTTTTTGATCTCTCGCCTTCTAAGTTTATAGCATTAATTGCTGCCTGATACAAAGTCCCCCATACCTGTAATCTTGGATCATCTTTTAAATACGGCGCTGAATGCATTAAAGCCCCATATAAATAAGCATTAGGAAAATATTCTAAAGCCCAGTTTGTTGCGTTTGTTGCGCTCAACGCATCAATACGAGAAAAGTAATATAGCTCAGTTGTGTATGTGCCATCTGGCGTTGGATAAACTTCTAGCTCACCTGCTGTAACCGCATAAAACGCAGGCTTACCAGCAGCATCGCCAGACTTGTAACGCCGATCCAACATCTCAGCTTTGCTAAGTAACTCCAATGCACGAAAGTCGCCAGAGCTAATATGAAAGCTAATAATCTCAAGAAAGTCAGCAGGCAAGGCGCTAAACTGACTGTCAATCGGAGCAATCGCACGCTCTTCCTGACGCCAATGCCGCAAGTTCATATTTAAATCACTCTCAGCCATCGTAATAAAATCAGGTATGACTGATGTTAAATCATCGCGGTTAAGAAAATCCGCAATGCTTGATTTTAGTTCATCATAGGTTGTAAGTGCCATCTACCATTTTACCTTATCTGCCCAGTACGCAGCACTGGTTTTGCCCTTCTTAATATTCTTAGAATGACGCGCCTTAAACGAAGCACGCTTCTTCTTCATTGCCTGAGTCTCTCCTGCCTTTGGCTTGCCAGATGTTTTTGCACCCTGCTGACCAAACCTAATTGTCTTTGCGTTGCCCGTACTTGGGTCTTTTGTCACAACAACATGAGATTTAGTCGGATGGCTAGGGGTGCGCTTGGGTTTATCAAAACCAGACACTCCTGCACGTTTTAAACTGGGGTGCTTCTCCTTTGGCATTATTGCATCTTTAATAAATAATTTAATGCATTGTTATCTAGCTGATCTAAAAACTCCCTAGAATAAAGCTGAACTAACGATGCAGGGTATTGTCTTTGAGATTGCATTGGCATGCCGCGCCCTGCCTCACCCATACCCATCATAGCATAATCTGGTGCTGGTGACATTGCAGGTGCAGCAGGTCTTGCCATAGGCATATCATAAGTAGAGCCTGCAAATTGATTAGGCATAGAGCCACGACCAGCTTCGCCCATATCCATCATAGCATAACTTGGTGCAGGTGGCATTCCCATAGCAGGCACGCCCATTTGATTTGGGCCTCGCGGATCAAGGCTGTCTTGAGCAAGACCACGCTGCCTCTCCATCTCAGCAGCAGCAGCGCTCATGCGTTGCTCTCTAGTTGGACCAGTCATCGCTGGAGCCATGCCAGATTGAGTAGAAGCTACAGCAGGTTCATCTAGCAAGCCACGACTACGCAAAAATGCTTCACGGCTAGTCTTGCGGCCTGCATCTTCAGAACCATAAGGCGTTGCCATCAAGTTAGCTAAAGCAGAAAATATGCCGCCACCCTCAAACGTGTCGCCCATCTGTCCTGCGCCACCGCCATCAATCATATCTAGAAAATCTAAAAACCTAGCCTGACTTGCCATTACTTCTTACCCTTCTTTTTTCTGCTCAACTTTTTTAAATCTGCACCTGTAATCTTTTTGCGCGGCGGAGCCACCGCAGCTAATTTCTTTTGCTTGGGGCTGTACTTAACATAAGGCATTACTTTTTCCTACTCTTAGATTTATTTAACAAATCAGCATCTGCCTTGCGAGCGCCGCCCTTCCCAGTAACAAAACTGTTAACCCTACCCATAGCCCACGCAGACATCGGAACATTCTTAGAACCACTCGATAAATAAGCGCCCTGCCCACGCCGATACACAGCCTGCAATTGACTAGGCGTGAATTTTGTACCTGCCGCCTTCTTACGCAGCGTAGATTTTACGCTATCGCTTAGAGGTTTTCTTTTGGGCTTGCTTGGCACGGCTCTTACTTACCTTCTTTACATCAATAGACAAACCAGCTTTATATTTGCGCTTAGTGTCTAATATCTCTTTCTCCTTGGCACTCTTGCTCTTTGCACCAGATAAATACTTTGTAGGTACACCAGACTTGGTTTTGGCTACCTTCTTAAACTTACGCATTAGCGCATCTTAGTCTTTGCTTTGCAGCGCCCTGCTCTCGCACACTCTTTCGGCGTTGGGCAACCACGACAAGGCTTAAACTTAGTCGGTCTACCTTTCTTACTTCCATACGTCCCTTTACCCATAGGCATAGCAATCTCCTTTTTTGCAAACCTACCACATTATGCAATGCCACGCAAATTGCGTTTTATTGTGCCTCGCCAACTACTAAGCGCTCCAGATATAGCTGTTGCAGCATCACTCGCCATTGTCAAACATAAAGCATCAGCTAAATCTGGTGAGCGCAAACCACGCTTACGCATTTCATCCTTACTCTCAGCCTTCATCTTGCCTGACGATGTAAAACTATAGCGAATACCCGTTAACTCAGCCAGCAACTGGTCATCCTTGGGCAACTTACAAGAACGATCCTCAAGCCAACCCTTAGTCTTAAACCAAAGCTCACTCCGCAAATTTAAATAAGTATCACCCATGCTGGGCGCTTCAGCAACATTCACACCACGCACAGGTAAACCAATCTCACGCAATCTATCAACAACGCCAGAACCAACGCCAATACTATCCACAAGTATCTCTCTAGGCTGGCGCGAAGGTGGTAACGCCTCATACTCAGCAACAACACGACCAACAGTCTGCATCAAATCTAACCCAGACCAAGAACGCATCTCAGTCACAATCGGACCTTGCCGCTTGCATAACGCAGTCTTGTCAGCACCAAACCTAGCTACGTCCAAGCCCCACACACTCTGCGTATCATCATCAATCTGCACATCACGATGCAGCGCATTCTCAACTAAATGAAACGGAATAATCGTATCATCATCAGCAAGAGGAAATTCACCCAACACACGAATACGAAAAGCATTGCTTTCCTCACCATAGCGCAGCTTCATCTCATCAACAAACTCATCACTCACCAAAGGACTATCCACACACGACCAACGGCGCGTCCACCAACTGCCAGAAAGTCTAGTTTGGCTTTCAAAAAACGTGCCGCTACTTCGCGTGGGGTTACTTAACATAATAGTCGTCGCGTTATGACCAGACATAGAACCAGCAGCAGCCTCAAATACCTGCTCTGGCACACCGCTAGCCTCATCAACAACCAACATAACATGCTCAGAGTGAACACCTGCTAACGCTTCTGGCGTCTCAGCGCGACTGGTTCTAGCCGAAATAAACATCTCAGACGGCGCAGAAGTATGCTCAACACGATCCGACTTTACATTAAGCACCTCGTGAAACGCAGGCGGCAACTCATTAATCCAACGCTTCATCTCAGCAAACAATGCATCAAACAACTGACTAGACGTAGGGGCAGTCACAACAACCTTATTCGGATAATGCATCAGGAAATACCACAACATAGCCCAAGACGCAGCAGTTGACTTGCCCGTACCATGCCCAGAACGCACGCTAATCTTACGCTCACCAGACGCTATAGCTTCCAGAAACTCAGCCTGGTAATCCAATGGCTCTACGCCAAGCACCTCACGCACAAACAAAGTAGGCTTCTTGGAGTAACGCTGGGCAAACTCCATCATCGTGTTTTGCGATAAATCATTCATGCTCAACAACCTTCATCTTACGCAGCGCATCTAAATGTAGGTCACCAATATTAATATTGATCTGCTGCTGGTTTCGCCCACCGTAACGCTCTGGGTTCCAATTAGACGCAGCTAGGTTGCGCTGACCAACAAGCATCTTGGTTAACCCAATATCAACCTGACTGACGTTAGCCTCACTCACATCTCGCGTGCTGTCACGATCAAGCGCCTCAAAAATCTCACGCTTACGGCGATCAGATACATCATTCAGCAACTCAAAAGCTTCCTCAAAATGGGCGTCTGCTGCATCCCGTCTAGCGCTGTCTATCGCAGCAGTTAACTTAGGATCAGCAAGAATAAGATTACGCAAGGTTCCGCCGTGGCAACCCATCTCCGCAGCAAGAGATTTGATTGATTTACCTTCAAGAATCCACTCTCGCAAAAACTCAGGGCCACCCCTACGCGCAATTTCAGCCCTGCGCTCCTTTTGCAATGCTTTGCCTGCCATACTCTGCTCCTCACAAATTTTACAGAATTTTAGCATGATATTCAGCAAAAGCAATACAGGGGGGGGTGTGGGGGTCACAGGGAGGAAAACATTGCGTGTAAGGGAGAATACACAAAACAAAACGTGACCCCTACGATTTGTATAGCATAAAATTTTGTGTGTGGGAATGTATAATAATAATAGGGGTAGGCAAAGCTTGACAGGGGGGGGTCAAAGTCAAACAAAGCCTAGCAAATGCTTTTCGCATAATATGCATTATGTTAATTATTGGCCTATCTTATTGGGCATACGCAAGAATTAAGCGTATAACTTGACTTTTAAGCAAGAATAATGCACGGATTATCTCTAAAAACTTTTTTTAATTATTTGTAAAATATTTCTTGACTATATATTCTATATATTTTAAAGATGTATTACAAACATATAAAAAGAGGATTTAGACAAATGAAACTTAAAACTATTGGATCAAACATGACTGAGTTAAACTTCAACGGTATTTCCGTATTGTTTTCTTATGAAACACCAGTAGCCGGATGGGATAACAAAGGCGCGTTTAGAACAGATAAAAGCTACAGTCGAACAACTTCTAAACACATTAACAAGTATCTTGGCGGTAGCGACATTGGGCGCAAGGTTTCTCAAGAATATATCACCGACCTAACTTCAGAGCAGCAAGTTATTCATTCCAAAGAATATATTGCTTAATAGGAGTTTAAACAAATGGAATATGAAACAGATAAATTTGAGGTGGACTACTGGCAAGGCGTGCTAGTGTTCACCAACAAAGAGACAAGCGAAACTAAGGTTTTAAAGCTTTATAAAAACAATAGGCTTGCAACGTTAAACGAGTTTAAGAGCGGTATTAAATCGCATGGACTAGAGAGAGCGTGTGAAACGTTCTTTAAGATAGCAACAACACAATAGGAGTTTAGACAAAATGAAACATTATTTAAAAGAATTAAAGCATGAAGCACCAACAATAGCAGCTTTCTTATTTGCTGTTGTTGTTATCTTATACGCGCCAACAATAGTTAAGTTTACTGCTGTTAAATTTATTATACCTTTTATTAATTTAATTTCTTGACTATATAAATAATATATGATTGAACTATAAGTATAGACAAAAGAGGAATAGACAAATGGGAACCGATTTAAAATCATCAACACAAGATATAAGTCTTGTTAGAATTTGGGGCGGCAAGGAACAAAAGATGCAAGTTACTATGCCCCGACCAGAACACGAGCGTGAACTTACTACAGCAGATGTATTTTTTACATCAATACAATTGACACGAGATGAAGCAAAAACATTAGCTTTAGACTTACTACGCTTCTCTGAACATCAAGAAATAGAGGAATAGACAAAATGACAACAGAGTTAGAAAACAATATTATCCAAGCGTTACGCGAATATTCGCCCTTAATAGCTAAAATCAAACTAACTAAGACTATGTTAGACAAGCACATAATAGACGCTAATGCTTCAGTAAGAAAGTTTAGCCGTTTATACGATGTAGATTATGACAACATGACAAACGGCGACAAGGTAAGCATTAACGCTCAATATGAAGACGGCACACAATGCAAGGTTAATTTTTACCGTACCAAAGCACGCTCAGATAGGCGCGTTTCAATTAGCGGTATCAAAAAGCAAGCTACTCAAGGCGATACAATTGCTATCACTTGGGCAGATAATCACACAATAATTATAAATGTTAGTCGCAAGATTAACGATAAATTAACAGCATAGGAGTTAGACAAATGAGAATTAAACTAGATCAATGGCAATTAATGCAAGCTATAGAAGAATATTTAAACAAGAAAGATTTTAATTTTGACTTAACCAACACTTACACAGAAATGTACGCCCAAGTTACTGAAAACATAAGGCAGCATAAAAAGCATAAAAACGGCAAAGTTGTGAAGAATGAATACGGCCACCCAGAATTGGAAACAGTAGGACAAGAAACAAAATCTCTTCACATTAAAGAAGATGACGAAATAGAAATTTTTATAGAGTGTTAAACAAAAGGAAAAGACAAATGAGAAAATCAACTTATGTAAATTTTAACTTATACGAAAAACTAACAGAGAAAGAGCAGGACAAATGGAAAGAGTTACGCAACGATAAATGGAGTGAGTTTCGCAATCAAATGCAAGAAAAATACTTTGCGCCTATTTATAAGCAAATGAATGTGCTTGATGAAAACGTATTACAGCTTTTGCACAATATGAAAGAATGCTCCAGCAGTGTTTATGAGAGCTTAAGTGAAGTTGGTGACGCTTGGGTAAGTGATGTTGAGAATCTTGGAACTTGCGTGCGCCAGCTTACCGACCTACTTGAACAAGATTTATAATTTTCCTCAGTAGTCGCAAGGCTACCAACTAGGCCCGATGTTTAGTCGGGCTTTTTTTCTGCTCCACTCCCATACACCCTTCTAAGCAAACGTAAGGCTTCATGAGAGACATGAAGCAAGTCTTTGCTAGGTATGGTCCCCAAATGCTTTCCGTCCTTCCATACGCGCAGCCCATCGCTGTACACGCTCCATCTTAACGGCGCGTTGCTTTCATCAATTCCGTTTTTCTCCATAATATCGCTTTCCTTTCTTCTTCAGTCCATTTAGGTAAATCGACTTGCAAGATTGAGCGTCTATTAGCAAAGCCGCGCAACTCTTCCAAATCATCAATTGAGTTTAATTTGTCAGCAAGTGTAAGCAAGGGTTTTATCTTACTGTCACCATGAGCATAAACCCTAGCTTTGCCCTCGCTTATTCTTCTCTGCAAACTCTTAGAAAATTCTTTCATTATTTTTCTCGCTATTATTACTACTATTATTATTAAACCTATAGGGTTTAATATAATAATAGTCAGAAATACTAATGTTCATTAATAGTATTATTTACTATTATTTTATATTAAAACTATTATTTTACCCACCTAACCCCTTGTTTTCATTACATTTGCATTTTAATAGTATTTATAGCCCATCTTTCGTTTTACCGTTTTTATCTGTAAACCATATTTTACCCAAATTAATAGCGATATGACCGTTTTCATGCAGTCCATCAAACGCTTGTTTGTATGTGCTGTGAGGATTAGCCGCGCCTGCAACCTTGCCCAGAAAGTGTTCCTTTATTTTTGTTTCATCTATGCACCAATACTTGCCGCCTGTCGGCCACCCTGCTCCGCTTGGGTTTGGCCCACCTGTTTCTTCGCCGCGCAACTGGTAAAACACTTCTTTAAAAATCTTTTGATTTTTGCCAGTTATAGCGGACCTTTTCTTCTCTTCCATTTCATCTTGTGTAGCTTCACGAATAACGCATGTTGTGACTTGATCCCCATCAGCGTCTTCCCCTAGCTCAATCACTTGCAGAATAAAGTTAATTTCTGCGCCTGTTTCTATGTCACGTTGCTTTGTAGCTTTTGCGGTTCTAATGCGCGTTTCTTCGTCAAATGATAGTTCAATTTCAGTATCGCAGGCAGCTTTTAAGGAGCTTGCCCCACGCGCGCCACGAGATGTGTCTTTGCCTGAGTGGTGAACAAGCATGATATGAATACCTGTTCTTTCTCTAATTAGGTCTAG